GCATTAGCTAATGTACCTACTGCTTTTGGTAAAGTTGCACCTGCCATATCAAATATGGTTACTTCGTCTAAATAATTAGGTATTACTACAGTTTTAGATGTTACATATAAACTGTCATTTTTTGCTCCTGTATAGAATGAATTGTCTGGGTATAATTTACGTTGAAATTCATCTAGTAATTTTACTTCTGATGTCATAATTTATTTATTTATTTTTTTTATTTTTATGGAATCAAAGTAGATTCCACATCTACTGTATTATTTATTTAATTCCATCATATAAATTATTATATGCTGTTCTATCAGTCAAATATAAACTGTTTAATGCAACTGGATCATTTTTTTTATACCAGTTAAAATCTTTTACTTCTTCTTTTTTAACTTCATCTTTAACCATATCAGATAATTTAACTTCAGGTTTAATAACCTTACTTGATAAACCGTCTATAATAGCTTTTGCATTATCAAAAGTTAATTTTAAGAAGTTTTCTTTTTGTTCATCGTTAATTTTACCATCTTCAATAGCATCATTTAATAAACTATTAAATTTAGCTTCTTGTTCAGCTTTAGCGATATCTTCTAATTTAGAATTAAGTTCTTCAACTTGTGTGTTTAAATCAGAAATTTCTTTGTCTTTTAATTCTACAGATGCAATTAAATCTTTATTAATAAGTTCAATAGAATCATATTTTTTTTTAGATTCTTTATACTCATTTTCAAGTTCATTAACTTTTTCTGTTAATTCTAATACTTTGCTCATATTATTTTTATTTTTTTTCGTAAATTCCACTATATCATCTACAGTTTCACCATTATAAGTTAATTTAATAGCATTTTCATTTGCAGGTAATGGAGTGATACTTGCTTCTTTTAATTCAGATTTACTAATAACTATAACCTCTTGGTCATTAATTATATCATCATAAAACTCAATTATCTTAATTCCAATAGAAACGTGTTTAATCAAGTTTTTAGATACCTGATTCATTAGTTCTTGTGCTTTAGGGTCACTATAATCAAAAACTAAAGTTCCTACTAAGTTTTCTGGATTTTCTTCATCAATTCTAACATTCTCCCAATTACCTACTACCACATTTATGTTATGATTATGTAGTGCAACAGGATTATCATTAAATTTCGCTAAATCAATTCCATCTGTTAAAACAACGAATCCTTTACTATTAACTGATTCATCGCTAAGTTTATAATTGTAATACATAGTTTCGTTTTATTATTTATTGTACTCTAAACTCATAAAAGTTTGGTAATATTTTATAATTTAATATCCAATTCTTTAATATCAGGGTTAAAAGGTCCTTCAGGTTTAATAGGATAATACCAACTCTTAAGCTTAATATCTTCTAATTCATATTCAGTCCATTTCTTCATTGCTGATAAATCAAACATTTTAAACGAACCATTAATAATTGAATGATTAATAGGTGAATTATAATTTTGTAATGTTACTCTATTACGTTTAAATCCTGCTGATATAATATAGTTATCATCTTTTAATTCATCTGGTAGATCTTGTGTATTTACTCTATTTAAACCAATATAAAGTTTATCTAATAGTTTTAAATGGTCTAAACTAGTATCTTGCATACTATCATCTCTATCAAAACCATTATAAATTTCTGTTCCTAAATGAATATTAACTTCAACTATTGACATCTGTACATTTTGTAATAAATCATCAAAGTTAATAGGTAATATTTCTATTAAAACTGCAGGCATTGGTAATGGACGATTTGAATCTGAATTATTAAACTGATTATTATACAATGATATATATTTAATATCTGGAACTCTTTCAGTTATAAAGTATTGTAATGTTTTAAATATACTTGCGATCATATTATTTAATATTTTTTGTAATTATCTGTTCTATTTGTTTTATAATTTCATTATTTATTCCCATAAATTGTCTTTCAGGAATGTTAATATGAGACCTTTTTGTAAGCGCCATATATTTCCAACTATTATTATTTGTTTTATAAAATTGACTCCAAAAGAATTTACGCATTTTATCAGTTATTTTTATTTTACCTCCATAATTATGAATAGCAGAATAAGGTGTATCTGATTGTATATGTATCTCAGTTGGATTTTTTGAAACTGTTTTAATACTTTTTTTTAAATCACCTGAATCTACTAATGTATTTTGATTCATTTTAGAAGGTTCCCAAGATATATTATTAAATGATTTAGTATCGAAACTACTTTTAAAATAAGATAGTAAATAATCATTAATATCATTTACTATCGCATCTATATCCGGTATTAAGTTTTCAAATACATCATCAATTTGTTTTTTATTATATGTATTATTCTTTGACATCTTCTATCTCTTTTTTAGATACATCTTCTAATTTATCATCTTCAGTTATTAATACTTGTTCTATATCTTCTTTAGTATCTTCTTCTATTTCAACTTGATATGTTTTTTCTATATAATCTTTAGATAACTTATAAGATTTTAATAGTTCTCTATCAATTTCAATACGTTCTTTTACTGATAATAATTCATCGATATCGAATTTAAATTTTAATCCTTTAGGAATTACTTTTAAATTAACTAAACGTGGAATCAATACTTTATTAATATTATTAGTAATAAAACGTATATCTGCTGATGTCTTATGGTTACTTTGTGCCATATGTACGTTTGCTCTTGCTTCAGATCCACCTGAACCTCCAGAAGTTATTTCAGTTGCTCCTAATATAATAGAATTGATTTCATTATTCATTTCCGTAATAAGTTCTTTATAAACATTAAATACGTCAGGTCGACTTGTTTCTTTAAATTCTATATCAGTTTGTTTATCAAGTACTGCCGCACTATTCATTGATAGATTGGTTAAAAAATCTTTTAATTCTTTTTTCTCTGATTCTAAATTTGAATTTGTACGACCTATTACAGTTGGTTCTCCAAACTTTTCAACAAATTGTGTCCAAGCTAATACACCAATCTTTTTAGGTATTTGATAACTTGTTACACTATTAAGTAATCCTAAATCTTTACGTGTTTTATAAACTTCACATAGCCATTTATAAATTTTAGGTTCCATATAATCTTTACCTTGGCTCATTGAATCATTAGCATAAGATTTAAATATACCAAACTCTGGAACTATATTTTCTCTTGGTATTAAAGTTACATTTGTTACACCGGATTTATCAACACCATCTATTTGGATTAATGAATGACCATAAAAAATAGATTCCATTGCAAATTTTAAATATTTCTCAAACCAATATTGTTCAAATATTATCTGTGCTTTTTTATTAATAGTATCAGCTTTGTTTACGATAGAAAAAGGCATTCCTAAAATTCTTTGTATTCTTAAATCCATTGAATTTTTAACAATACCATCTAATACAGTTTCATTATAAACTTTTAATAAATCAAATCTATTTGGATATTCATTATCTTCTGCTTGATTTAAACCATCTCTCCATTTTTTAATAGATGAATTTACTCTATAATCAGTTCTATAATCAAATTCAAAAAAGTTTTTTGTTCGTTTATTTGTTTGAACAGATGTTTTAATTTCTTTAATTTCCTTTTTATTAAATAAATTTAATATATTGTCTTTTAATTTCATTTGTTATTTTATTTTTATTAATACGATCCACCAATAAGCGGTTCTGTAATATAATAATTTTTAGATACATATTCATTAACTGCTTCCTGTTTCATTGGAAGTGTTGATCCTATTTTACCTGCAAATAAATCCTTTAACCAAGTTTTAGCATTTTCATATCTTACTTCTCTAATTTCTTGCATTGATGTATGAGACATTCTACTTGTAAAATGATAAATAAAAATATCTTTTAATATCATTCTTAAATGTGAATTGATTTTTAATCCTACTTGTACATCAAATTTAAATCCGATATAAGATTCTATTTCATTAATAGATTCATCTTCAATAGTATTTAAAATACTGTAATTATTTTCTGATAAATCATCTGTTATATTTCTTTTTAAAGATGCATCTAAATCATCTAATGTTAAATATTTCATTTATATTATTTTTTTCTAAGAGCTTATAATTCGACTCGAACGAATATAATCCACTTTACAAGAGTGGTACTTTACCAATTAAGTTATATAAGCATTTTAGTTGCAAGTATTCGATTTGAACGACATCTCTATTTTCCAAAAATAGTATGTTACCGGATTACACCATACTCGCAATTTATTATTATACTTTAATAAGAATGTTTATTAAATCGTTTTTGTACTATTCTTTTACCTATAAATTTATTTTCATTTCTACAATAATTTGCTAATGCTAGACTTATTACACAGTCATCATTATGTGGTGGAGTAGCTGCATATTTAATAGTTCTTGTTTTAGGATTATATTCATACGTAAACACTTTTAATTCAAAATCAAGTTCTGGTAATAATTTAGCTGTTGGTATTTTAATAGATTCATTTTCTAAATCATATATTAAACCTTCAATTATTTGTGTTTTAATAGAGTTTGTATTTTGCCAAGCAACGAGTCTTGAATATTTAAGTTGTAACATATCAAATAATACATCACCAACTCCATTTACTTCTACATATACTAATGGATTATATAAATTTAATGGCATTAATAATGATTCAATTATCTTATTATAACTCATATTATTAACTCTATGTATATAGACAACTTCTCCTTTACTATTAAAGATTGTTAATACTGTACTATCTTTTTTACCGATGTCTAATCCAGCAAAGTATTTTTCATTATTAATAGGTTGTTGCCATTCAGTAATTATTTGATTTTTAGTTAAGTCTTTAAATACTGAACCTCCATCATCTATAAATTTTGCTTCATATTCAGTAAGGTATATATCTTCAGGTAATACTTTTTTAGCATCTTCTATTTCTAATAAATCACATTTTGGATTATCAGTGTAATGCATATAATAATATTTATAGCGATCATTTGTTGATTCACCAAGCATTGCCATATCATAAAATAGGTTTTTACCTTTAGGTGTACTTACTATTATAACTTTTGAATCTACTTTTGCTAATATAGTTGGTTTAATAGCATCCCAAGCTCCGTGTTTAAAGAATGAAAACTCATCAAGAAATACATAATCATTAGAAAGTCCACGAATATTATCATAACGTTCAGCAGATTTAAAAAATAATACTGATTTATTAATAAAAGTTAATGATAACTTTGATTTATTAATAGATTTTAATACTCCTGTGTGTTCAAGTGAACTTAATATATTATCAAATAAAGTACTTGCTAATCCATAAGTTGGTGTAACATACATTAGTTTAATATTATCTTGTGTTAAACAATAAAATCTTACAAGTTCTGCTAATAAATAAGACTTACCAGACTGTCTTGAAGCATTAATAATATAATACTTAGACTTTGTTGATAAAATATCTTTTAATATTTCTTTTTGTTTATTATGTAATTTACTACCTTTTATGTTTATCATTAGGTTCTTTATTTACTTTAATATCTCTATGTGGTTTAATGAAATCAATAGATTCCATATCTGATTTAATGAAATCAATCGATTCCATATCTGATTTAATGAAATCAATCGATTCCATATCTGATTTAATGAAATCAATAGATTCCTTATTTATATCTAGTCCTATTGTTGTTAATATAAATTCTTGAACTACTTTATCAGTCTTCATTGATTTTATAATTTATTTCATTGGTTGTTATTTGTACATCAGATTTATCTTCTTTTATATATCTAGCGTGTTTTTTACCTTTTTTACTATTAATAATATAAGTAGCTGTCTTGAAAATTACATTATCATCTTCACTATTTAATAAATTAATAAGACTCTCTTCTGCTTTAAATGTTGTTTTAGATTCTATTTCATCTACTTGTTCTGCAAATTTTTTATCTTCTTTAATATATCTATAAAAAGTTCCTAATGAGAAATAACCTTCTAATGCTTTTGTTATATTAAGATTCTTTTTATAATTATTAAGAAATAGTATCTTTTTTTCTTTAGATGTAATACCTTTACGTATCATATTCAAACGTTTTTTATTATTATACTGTCAAACACATCTTTTTTATTATACTTTTGCGTTAATATCAAACCTTTGGTGCTTTTTATTGTGTTTATAAGTCATTTTCTGTTATTAATTCATCAAATTGTATGTTATTTTCAATACAATAGTTTATGATAAAATCATTATTTTCAAATACATCTCTTAATTTTAATACTAATCGATTATAATATCTATTAAATTTTTTAGAATCAATTCTAAGAAAATTATATATATATTTATTTGATTTATGTTTGAAGAACTTTTCTTCAGTAATAAATTTTTCAATACGAGTTAAGTTGTTTAATATTGTTTTAATATGTGTTTTTAATTCTACGCTATCTAAATCTACTGGGTCTATTATATGTTCTTTTGAATTATCTTCATATAAATATGATTTATTAATATAAATATATCCTTTTTCTTTACGTCTTTTTTCATTTTTAATTAAATCGAGTATATGATAACGTGTTATATTTAATAAATATGTTGATATTTTTGATAATGTTGGGTCGTATCGTTGTGATTTAAATAATTTATAAAACACATCAGATTTAATATCATCAAGTTGTGGATAATAATATTTAAAATTAAGCATTACATATTTTGGGACATATAAGTTAATTTGTTCCCAAATATATTCAGCTGTTAATATTATTGTATTTGGTGATTTAGGTTTTTTTGTCATTTTTGTTTATTTATTTTTATCATATATAGTCTGTCTAATAAAATACCTATAGGAATATTACTATTAGCATATGCACTTTCCGTAAATTCATATATATGTAAATAATTAAAATTACCAGATTTTCTTATTACAGCTATTCTATTTAATACATCATCTTCTGTATCGTATTTTTCACAAATCATAGGTCCTTTATTTATATCATTTTTTAATAACGGTCCTAATTGTATTCTTAATATATAATTCATTTTGTTTACTATTTTAGGTTCCTTTGTATCTTTATTCATTGATAATTCTATTTATTTTTATATTTTATAATATCATTAATATTAAATGTTGATGCTGTACTTAATTCTGAATATTTTTTAGCAATTTTACTTTTTAATACTATTTTTGTAGCTTTTAATTTAATTTTTAAATTATCGGAATTTAATAATTCTAATAGACTTTTTTCTGCTTTCCCTACTGTTGATATTGAAATCTTCTCAAATTCCTCATTAATTGAAATCTTCTCAAATTCCTCATTAATTGAAATCTTCTCAAATTCCTCATTAAATACTGTATCATCACGTTTCCATTTATATACAATAGAACGACTAATACCTGTTGCTTCTGCCGCTTTTTTAATAGATAATGTTTTTTCAAAATTATCTAAAAAAATGTTTTGATTATTATTCATAAGTTATTGTTTTTATTTATTATTTTGTTTAATATTATTTTTTGTGTTATTATATTTACACATATTTTATTTTAAATGTACTCCATTCTTGGTCTAATAAATAAACTTGTTTCCATACTTTTTTACCAGAGTTTTTAAATCTACCTACAGTTGTTTCGTTTAATAATTCCCATTTCCAATCAGATTCTTTAATATGTTTTTTAAATATTTGTTGTAAATCCCATATAAGTATGTATCCATCTGTAAATGTGTTAATATAAAGATACTTTACTGGTTTTGTATTATTAATAGGTAATTGTTTGTTTATTATTGATTCATATTTCTTTTTCTCAAGGATCCAATCAAAAGTTTTATGACTGAAATCTCTATCTTTATATTCACCAATTATAATTTTATCTTTGTACTCTATGTAGAGATCTATCGGATCAAATTTATTTTTAGTTAGACATTCTTTAGTTCTAAATAGACGTGTTAATATGTGTTGTTCTTTAACTTTTAATTCTTGTTCAGTTTTCATTGTTGTAACTCTTTATTATATATATCTATGATCAAATTATAAAAAGTTAAAAAAAACAATTAAAATATTAAAAAAGTTAAATCTTTTTTTGCTTTTTGTGTATAAAGTTAAACGCAAACAAAATAAATAATATTTAAAAATTTAAAATGAAAAAAGAATTATTAAATCAAATTATATATAAGGGTCGTAAATATCCTAAAGAAATTTATCATCATAATTTTGGTAAATGTTTTTGGGGTCTTAGTAAACAAGCTCTATTAATAGGATGTGATTTTGTAAGCAGTATTGATGCAGAGTTTAATCCTAACCGTAGATTGCACTTAAACTATGTTAGTGTACCTAAAAAGCGTTTAAATGTCTTAGATGTAAAGAAAACAGTTGTTAATAACAAGTCCTTAATAGAAAATAGAGTTAGTGTACCTAAAAAGCGTTTAAATGTCTTAGATGTAAAGAAAACAGTTGTTAATAGCGTTCCTGATGCTTTATATTCATTTTATAATATTAATAATGAGTCCTTAATAGAAAATAAAGTTAGTGTTAAATTTATGGTTAAAAAATATGGCTTATTAAGGAGTGTTCTTAATAAATTAATTAATAAAACAAAGATAAGTTATAATGGATGGAAAGTCATAGGTGGTAAAGTTAAAAATAAACCTAAAGTTAAACTTTATAATTTTAGTCATAAAGAATATGGAACTTTTAATAATATTAGCTGTCCTGATATCGCTAAACAATTTAAAGGTAAAACTGCTTATAGTACTTTTACTAAATTAACTCTTGGTTATAAAACTTTAATTTCTGGTTGGCAATTAGTATAACACTTTAAAATTTATTTTAAAATTAAATATTAATAACAAACATTATTTAAAACAATAGATAACATTAATAGTGTAAAACAAGGTACATTTATTTTGTATTAATTATATATGGTGTTACAAAAGTAGTCATTTTTTATAATTTATTTATAATCAATAAGTTACAAAAACAGTCTTTAATTAGAACTTTAATTTTTTGGTTAGAGTTTAAAGTAAAACCAAATGCTCTTAAAGTTTTTAAATAAATCCTCATAATTTTTTAACGCTATCTATACTTATTTAGTTTATTTTTAAGGTACTAATTTTTTTTTTGGTTGGGTTATAATTAATTAAATTATATTGTATAACAATTTTATAACAACAAATAATAATAATAATAATAATAATAAATAATAATAATTAAATTAAATTAAATTATAATGCAATTATAACTAAATGCCCTATGAAATGCACTTTTTTATTATAAAAGCTTTAAGACTCAGTCATAATAAGTGTTACAGAGCTTTTTAAAATTTTCAAAAATAAAATATTTTATGTAAAGACTTCATTATAAACAAGTTATATTTAATTAATAATCAATAAGTTACAAAACAGTCTCGTTAGGATATTTTCACCCGTAGCGATAGCGGAGGTGATAAATTATCTAGTTTTAAATAAATTTGAAAATAAGTGGTTTATTTTTATGCAATTTATGAATTAATGTATCTATATGGTAAAGGGATTAAGTTTTTTTAAATTATTTTTATAAAAAACATTCTTTTTTCACTTTTTACTAATCTTTGTTTTATATATAAAGTATAATAGTATAAAAATATATTATTTAGTGTGTTTAGCGGCGCACTTAAAAGAACAGTCCTTATTACCATAAATACTTTTATCGCATTTTAAGTGGTATTGGTAATGAGGACTCTAAAAATTAAAAGTATTAAAAAAAATATTTAAAATGCGATTTAATGAACAATTCTTACAAAAAGTTGATAACCTATTAACTAAACAATACACAAACAACATTTCCAGAGATAAAATTTTTATTTTTTTAGATATATTAGAACGTAATATGTATAAACAAAAAAATTCAGATGTATATTATAAAAATCTATCAGTTTCAATAGCTAGACTAAATACAGGAATCTTACAAAAACATATAAATACCAGACATCTTAAAAAAATAATTACTTTATTAATAGATAATGGAATTATATGTAGAGATAATTATTATATAAAAGGTGAAAAGAGTATGGATTATTGGTACAATCCAGATTTTATAAAGGAAATAGATATGCAAAATAATATTGAATATAATAGAATTTTAGATAATAATAATAAAGAATATACTTCTATTAAAAAATATAATAAAAAAACAAAACAAAATGCTAGATTAAATGATCCAATATTATATTCAATTTTTAATATAATGGAATTCGATTATAAAGCTGCTATTAAATGGGTAAATTTATTAAAATTATCAACTGATAAACAAATAGTTTATATGAGAATGATAACAGATATTAAAGATAAAAATTGGATTATTAAATATGGTGATTATAGTAAACGTAATTATAATAC